CAACCGCGACTATGAGGGCGAGATTCGTCGCGCTGGTGACTCGGTCAAGATCACGTCGATCAACGATGTGACCATTGGCGACTACACGGCACACTCGGACATCACGTTCGAGGACATTGACGACGCGACCCGTTCGCTGCTCATCGACCAGCAGAAGTACTTTGCTTTCGAGCTGGATGATGTTGAGCGTGCGCAGACCGTCAACGGTGGTGCGGTGATGAACCAGGCGCTCGACAACGCCACGTACCAGTTGCGTGACACGTCGGATGCGTTCCTGTTGGCGACGATGAACACTGCCATTCAGGGCACCAGCAACGACCTCGGCACGGTTGCGATTCACACGACCGCGCAGAACCTGTACGACGCTTTCGTTGACCTGTCGGTGACGTTGGATGTTGACAACGTGCCCGAAGAGGGCCGGTTTGCGGTTGTGTCGCCGTCGCTTCACGGTCGCCTGCTGAAGCTCTCCACGTTCATTTCGTCGGGGGACAACGCTGGGCCGCTCGCGAAGCTCAACGGCTACATCGGCTCCATTGCCGGTCTGTCGCTGTTCAAGTCGAACAACCTGCCCGCGGTGACGGATGCTGCGGCTACGGGTGGTCTGGCGATTGCCGGTCACGCAAGCGCGACCACGTTCGCTGAGCAGATCGTTTCGGTTGAGGCTGTGCGTCTCGAGAAGCGTTTTGCGGATGGTCTGAAGGGTCTGCACGTTTACGGCGCGAAGGTCACCCGTCCGACCGCTCTTGCGGTTGTGGAGTTCGACGCGACCGCGTAGCCACTCTCGGGTGGGGGTTGCCTTCGCGCGGCCCCCACCCGCCCCCTTCACTTTCATTTCTGACGTAGGAGGTTCCCAGTGTTGGCAAACCTGGCAGATCAGGACAATGCGACCGCCTACGGGTACGGCACGATTGCGGCGGGTATGTTCGCGCGTGCGTCGGCGCGTGTGCGCGGGTATGTGCGGCAACAGATCACGGCGGGCACGTCAACGATTACGGTGCGCGGCCCGGTTGTGTTGTTGCCGGAACGCCCTGTGACCGCGATCACGTCGATCATTGATGAGGTGACCGACCCTGACGTTCCGTACACGCTTGAGGTTGATGAGTGGGAGTTGCGCAACGGCGGCGTGCTCGAAACGCCCAAGTTTGGCGGCAACCTCGAAGTGACGTATGAGCACGGGTTTGCCACTTTGCCGGATGAGCTCATCGAACTGGTGTGTGGTGTTGCTGCTCGACTGAGCGATGTGAACCCGGCTGCGGCGGCGGGTGTGCAGCAGGAAACGGGCGGGTCGGAGTCGGTGACGTTCGGGTTCGATTCGTACAACGCCATCTCGGAACTGTCCACGGGTGAGAAGCGTGTTCTTGACCGGCTGTTTCCGAAGCGTGCGAACGTGGTGGTGTTGCGCCCGTGAGGACTTTCTACACGGATTCGGTGACACGGTTGCGGCCTCAAACTGCGACCGACGCACACAACCCGGATGCGACTGTCGATTGGTCGCTCACCCCAACGTCATCGACGTTGAGTGGTTGCCGGTTCCAGCCGGTGTCCACGTCTGAGGATTTGCGGTTGCGTGACGGCGTTGAGGTGAACGCGCGTCTGCTTGGCCCGCTTGACCTTGACCTGACAGCCCAAGATCGTGTCGTGTTCGACAGTCTCACCTATGAGGTTGTCGGGGAGCCGTTGAACCATCGTGGGCCGATTGGGAACACGGCGCATGTGGAAGTTCTGTTGAGGCGCTTCGATGGCTAACCGTGTGGTGGTGCGGTTCGCTCGTGGTCGTGGGCCGAACGCTTGGGATGTGACGGGCGCTTACCGACGCTACCTGCGCACCCCGGAGGTTGCTGAGGCGTTGTTTGACTTGGCGGCTCAGATTCACGCGGATGCGGGCGGCGACGATGCCGGGTTCGTGTTGGCGAAACAGGAACGGTCGGGGCGACGCGGCACACCGCGAGCGGCGATCATTGCGGGCACGTTTGAGGCTCAGCAGGCTGAGGCGACTGAGCGTGTGTTGACTCGTGCGTTTGAGAAGAACCGGGGGAGCTGATGACGAACGAAGTGATCGAGTTTCCCGACGCGGAAGCTCTACTGCTCACCTACCTGAACGCAGCGTATGCCGCCGATGATGACTTTCCCACGGTGAAGGCGTATGTGACGGTTCCGGCGACGCGCCCGAGCACGTTTACGCGCTTGTATCGGATTGGTGGTTCGACTCCGTTTCCGGTGGTGGAGCGGGTGACGTTTGTTGTGGACTGCTACGCCACCAAATCGGTGACCGCATCGCAACTGATCCGGCGAACCATTGCCTACATTTTGGCCGTCAACACGGTGTCGGGTGTGCAAATGTACGACCCGCAAGTGTTCGCTGGCCCCTCTAACTTGCCCGACCCGAACGTGGGTACTCAAAGCCGGTACACGGCAACTGTGTCTGTTGGGGTTCGAGGCACCGCACTCTAAACCCGGAATCGTGCTCGAGCTGATTCCGTTTGGCGTTCACCGTCTGGTGGGCGCTTTTTCTGTTGAACGAAAGGTACGACCGTGACGAACACTGCTGCGAACGTTCATGTTGGCAAGCCCAAGACCACGGGTGGCGTTTACGCTGGCCCGCTCGGAACGACTTTGCCGACGACCTCTGCTGCGACGTTGAACGTGGCTTTTGTGGGCCTTGGCTACGTTTCCGAGGATGGCCTCACCATGACTAAGGGTGGCGACATTACGACCATTCGGGCGTGGGGTGGCGAGCCGGTGAAGATCGTGAAGGCCACCGATGATCTGTCGTTCTCGTGGACGTTCATTGAGTCGTCGGATGCGGTCATGGGTGAGATTTTCGGTGACGACAACGTGACCGTGGGTGTCCCTGACGCAACGATCGAAGTCAACGGCTTGCAGGTCGGTGGCAAGGCGTGGGTGTTCGAGATCGTTGACGGCGACTTCAACTTCCGTGTCGTTGTGCCGAATGGCGAAATGACGGGCGAAGTGTCGGTGACGTTTGTTGACGGTGCACCTTTGGCGTGGCCTGTGACTATCACGGCTCTGCCGGATGCTACGGGCAACAAGGCGTACATCTACAAGACCGCCGACGCTTAATAGCTCCTGTGGGGGGCGCTCATGCCTCGGACGCTCCCCACAGGTTCAACGTTCCGGGGCTGATTCGAGGCGAGCATGTTTGTTGTTCCAAAGGTTGACCTGTCCGACCCGTCGATTCTGTTCGAGTTTGAGCAGGCTGGCGAGACGTATCAGATTCCGTTCATGCAGTACATTCCGTTGCCTGTGCTTGAGGCGGCGAAGGCGCGTGGTGGGGTCGGTCACATTCCGGTGTTGGAAGAGTTGGGTTTGACGGAGGCTGCTGCGGCGTGGAAGTCGATGTCGCCGTATCAGATCAAGAAGTTGACTGAGGCGTGGACTGTGGCTTCGGCGGTCAGCATGGGGGAATCTGGGGCCTCTACGAGCTCGTAAGCGAGTATCGGGAGGCCGTTCACTATGACCTTCTTGCGTTGGGTCTTGCGCCGCGTCTGATTGGTACGCCTCGGTTTGGGTGGGATGACTTCGCCGTGTGGGTGAAGTTCATGCCTGCGTCGAGTCAACTGTTTCAGGCTGTGCGTGGCCCGCAGTGGTCGGCGGAGTTGCACATGTTGGCGAACGTGGTGGACACGCTCACGTCTGCGAATTGGCAACGGTCGGGCGGTAAGGGGCCGCGTCCGAAGCCGGTGAAGCGTCCCGGTTTGGACAAGGACTCGCAGAGGTTCGGTAAGCCGGTGGCGTTCACGGATATGCGGCAACACCTAATCAATTTGAATGGCCGAGCGCCCGGAGGTAACTGATGGCCCGCAACGGCACCGAGTTAGCAACCGCTTATTACAGTCTGCTTCCGTCTCTCGATGGGACTGCGGCTGCTGTCAATTCGCAGATGGGTTTGGTGACGGCGGCTGGTACGACTGCGGGTAATCGTGGTGGTGCGGCTTTGGGTGCTGGCCTGATTGGTGGGTTGAAGGCTGCGGGTGTTGTTGGTGCGGCTATTGGTATTGCTGGGCTGGCCGGGAACATTCAGGACTACTTTGCGGGGTCGGTTACTGCGGCTTCGGATTTGCAGGAGTCGGCTAACGCTCTGTCGGTCACGTATGGGGAGCAGGCTGACCAGATTGCCCGGTTGGGTGATACGGCGGCGCAACGGTTGGGTTTGTCGCGGCTGGCGTTCAACGCTCTTGCTACTCGATTTTCGAGCTTCGCGGGCACGATTGCCGGTGAGGGTGGCGATGTCATCGGTGTCATTGATGAGTTGACGACCCGTGGTGCCGATTTCGCCTCGGTGTACAACTTGGACGTGGATGAGGCGTTGTCGTTGTTCCAGTCTGGTTTGGCTGGTGAGACGGAGCCGTTGCGTCGGTTCGGGTTGGATTTGTCGGCGGCTTCGGTTGCGGCGTTTGCGGCGGCGAATGGGATTGGTGCTCAGGGTCGTGAGTTGACGGAGGCTGAGAAGGTTCAGGCTCGGTATGGGCTTCTTCTTCAGCAAACGTCTAAGGTTCAGGGCGATTTTGCGAACACGTCGGACGGGTTGGCAAACTCGCAGCGAATTGCGAATGCACAGTTTGAGGATGCTCAGGCGCGTATTGGTGAAGCTCTGTTGCCTGCCGCTGAGAAGTTCTCCGCGTGGATGCTCGAGGACGGGGTTCCGCTGGTTGAAAAGCTGGTGGACGTGTTCATCAAGTTGGAACCGGCTATCGGGTTTGTGCTCGACTTGTTCTTGGCTGATCTTGACACTCGTGCTGGCGTGCTGGGGTATGTGCTGGATTTGATGACGGCGCTTGAGGACGGGAAGATAACCGTCGATGAGTTCAAGGATGCGTTTGCGAATCTGCCGGAGCCTATTCAGGACGCAATTATTGGTGTTGCGCAGTTCTTGTACGACACGGGGGCGGGTGTACAAAACTTCTTCCGCTCTGGCCTGAATGGGATTATCGGGTTTATCAACGGCATTCTTGACGGGATGCGTCCGGTGGCGCGTTTCTTGAATGAGACGTTTGGGTTGAACATTAGTGTT